GAATTATTGAGAGTATCAAGCAGTTAGAACCAAATGAAGAAACTCCAGTTTCTTCTGACGGAGAAATTATTTGTGCAATGGAAGTAAATCGTGGATGGTTCGCTGAGAATAATGTAGAAGTGGGTGATGAAATTGATATTGATCTTGATGAGGGCAAGAAAGATGCTTGCTATCACAAAGTCAAGTCCCGTTATTCTGTATGGCCTTCTGCTTATGCATCGGGAGCACTGGTTAAGTGTCGTAAAGTAGGTGCTGCAAACTGGGGTAATAAAACAAAGAAAGAAGAGTTCTCTAATTGGAGATCTGAATACAAACCAACGGAGTATGAGTTTACCGATCTCATAACACCAGATCCACTCAAACCAACAGAAGGTCTTGGATCTAAGTTACTCGGTGAAGCAGGTAAGAAATGCTGGAAAGGATATAAGAAAGCAGGAACTCAGAAACTGTTTGGTAAGACTTACAACCGTTGTGTGAAAGCAGGCGATGAAGTCATTCATGATGGTGAGCAGATTGATGAGAAGAAAGGATGCAATCATACCCACGAAGGCGAAGAGTGCCCTGTGCATGGAACTTCTGAGTGTGGGCCCAAGTTTAAGGGTGGTGATGGCGGCAAGATGGGTCCAGATAAAAATTATGTTAAACCGATGAGTGAGGCAGTGAGAATTCCATCTAAGACTGGAAATATTATTCTCGTAGGATTTTCCTGGAGAGGTAAGTTCTACATGATTAAGATGTTCTTCCCATCCGTCAAGGTTCCTGGAAGAAATGAAGTACAGGATCAACTTGATAAAGTATATCCTGGGGCTAAAGTAAGGAATTATGAAGTTTCCGATTATACTCCAGGCAATCCCCTCCTACATACGGAAGACTGGCAAAAAAAGTCAGGTAAGAATCCAGAAGGAGGTTTAAATGAAAAAGGTAGAAAGTCGTATGAACGCGAAAACCCAGGAAGCGATCTTAAGAGACCTTCAAAGAAAGTTGGGAACAAGCGTAGAGCGTCTTTTTGCGCGAGAATGAAAGGTATGAAGAAGAAGTTGACTTCCTCCAAAACTGCAAACGATCCCGATAGCAGAATCAATAAATCACTGAGAGCCTGGAACTGTTGATAACTTATGCCTGATAATGTATACCTTGGTAATCCTAATCTAAAAAAAGCGAATACTGCCATTGAGTTTACTCAAGAACAAATTCTTGAGTTTATGAAATGTAAGGAAGACCCTGTTTATTTTGCCAACAATTATATCAAGATTGTTTCTCTTGATGAGGGTCTTACGCAGTTTCATCCATATCACTTTCAAGAGAAATTAATTAATAATTTCCATGACAACAGATTTAATATCTGTAAGATGCCACGTCAGACTGGTAAATCGACTACAGTCGTATCCTACCTTTTGCATTATGCTGTGTTTAATGACAGCGTAAACATTGGTATTCTGGCAAACAAAGCAGCAACCGCAAGGGAACTACTTGGAAGGTTACAGACTGCATACGAAAACCTACCCAAGTGGATGCAACAGGGTATCATAGCATGGAACAAAGGATCACTGGAGTTAGAAAATGGCAGTAAGATATTGGCAGCTTCTACGTCTGCAAGTGCTGTCAGAGGTATGTCGTTCAACATCCTCTTTCTCGACGAGTTCGCGTTTGTCCCAAATCACGTTGCTGACTCGTTCTTTGCATCTGTTTATCCTACTATTACTTCTGGTAAAAACACCAAAGTAATTATCGTATCCACGCCACATGGTATGAATCATTTCTACCGTATGTGGCATGATGCGGAGAAGGGAAAAAATGAATATGTACCAACTGATGTTCACTGGTCAGAAGTTCCTGGTAGAGATGCTAAGTGGAAGGAAACTACAATTGCTAATACTTCAGAATCTCAGTTCAAAGTTGAGTTTGAATGCGAATTCTTAGGATCAGTCGATACTCTTATTGCTCCCAGTAAACTAAGAACTCTTATCTATGACAATCCTATTCAAAGAAATGCTGGATTGGATATATATGAACCACCTAAAGACAAACACGATTATGTAATGACAGTTGACGTTGCAAGAGGAGTTGGAGAAGACTACTCAGCATTTGTCTGTGTTGATATTACAGAATTCCCTCATAGGATTGTTGCTAAGTACAGGAACAACGATATCAAACCGATGTTGTTCCCAAATATAATCTATGAAGTAGCAAAGAACTACAACAGTGCATATATTTTATGTGAGGTAAATGATATCGGGGATCAGGTTGCAAGTATCCTTCAATATGATCTAGAATATCAAAATCTACTGATGTGCTCTATGCGAGGTAGAGCAGGACAGATTGTTGGTCAAGGTTTTTCTGGTAAGAAGACACAGTTAGGCGTCAAGATGTCCAAGACTGTAAAGAAAGTCGGATCTCTTAATCTCAAGACTTTGATTGAAGAAGATAAATTAATCTTCAACGATTATGAAATCATCTCAGAGTTGACAACCTTTATCTCAAAGCATAATTCATTTGAGGCAGAAGAGGGATGTAATGATGACTTAGCAATGTGTTTAGTCATATATGCCTGGTTGGTCCAGATGGACTACTTTAAAGAGTTGACTGACCAAGACGTAAGAAAAAGATTATATGAAGAGCAAAAAAATCAAATCGAACAAGATATGGCTCCGTTTGGATTCTTAAATGACGGATTAAGTGATGATACTTTTGTTGATGCTGAAGGAGACACCTGGTTCAGAGCAGATGAATATGGAGATAGATCATTCATGTGGGAATATCGATAATGGATCTTGATGGACAAATTAAACTGGGACATTTACTACTACAAGATAGAAAGTGTAGAACATGTGGAGTGACAAAAAATTTGGTTGATGGATTTTATAGAACTAGAAGAGACAGAGGATCAGTTGCATCATCATATTCTTATGAATGTAAAGATTGTACGATAAAGAGAATAGTAGAATCAAAGAAAAAGAAAGACCCACATGCGGACTGGCAGTATCCAGATTGGTAGTTCACGTCATGTTTCCCCTGTGAAAATCGACCTTTTAATAAATATTTTCAGATAAACTGAGATCACGGAGAACACAAACATGGCGACTCCTCAATTATCTCCTGGAGTACTGGTAAGGGAGGTTGACCTAACTGTAGGAAGAGCTGATAATGTACTTGATAACATTGGTGCCATTTGCGGACCATTTGAAATTGGACCTGTAGAAGAAGTCACAAATATCACTAATGAGCAGGATCTCATTAATGTATTTGGCGAACCAAAGAACGAAGATAGACAATATGAGTATTGGATGAGTGCATCATCTTACCTCTCATATGGTGGTGTTCTTAAGGTTGTCAGAGCAGACGATGACGATCTGAAAAATGCCAATGCTGGTGTAGGTATTGCAAGCACCACTACACTCAAGATTAAGAACTACGACGACTACAGCAACAACTACGACACGGCAACTGATTTCTATTGGGCTGCTAAGAATCCTGGTTCTTGGGCAGAAAATCTGAAGGTTTGCTACATTGATGACCTTGCAGATCAAATCCTGACAGTTCCAAACGCAAGTCTTACTGGAGCAGGTGCTACGATTGGTGTTGGAGTTACAGCAGCAATTAGTGGAGTTCTGCCAGGTGCTGGAACAACTGCAGTGTTTGATGGATACCTAAAGGGTATCATCACAGGACACCCTGCAGGAAACACTGGTGGAAAGATTGAAGTTAAGGTTCTTTCTAGAGTTTCAAATGCTGGTGTAGAAACTGAAATTGATTACGCAGAAGGCGATTCATTCTCATCCTTCGCTGCTACAGCAGAACTCAGATATACTGCAACTAGTTCAACTAGTGGTGTTGCGACCGCAACTGCTGCTGTTGACTGGTATGATCAGCAGACCTTGGGTCTCACTAACTCAACAGTTTACTGGAAGACACTTGCTCCAAAACCTGGTACTAGCGTTTATACTAACGATAGACAAGGTAAGAACGATCAACTTCATGTTGTAGTTGTTGACGATACTGGAGATGTAACAGGAATCAAGGGTAATATCCTTGAGAAGCACGTTGATCTTTCTAAGGCAAGTGACGCTGTTTCTAACGTCAATGCACCTCAGAGGATCTACTATAAAGATTACCTCCGTGATCTTTCTGCTAACATCTATGCAGGTAAAGATCCTCTGGCAGCAGCCGATGCTCACCACGGAACCACACCAAGGGCAACAGGATTTACTGCATACACTGGGGTCAAGACTGCATCATTTACCGCAGACGACGGTGCGGGTAACCAGTCAGGAACTGTGGCACAAGATAAGCAATTCCTTGCTATCGGTAATGTAACTTACCCCCTCATGGGTGGTAACGACTATGAGTCAACTGGTGGAGATGGTTACAAGGCAGAACTTGGAAAACTGATCACTGCTTACGGACTCCTTCAGAACAAAGATGAAGTCGAAGCAGACTTCCTCCTTATGGGTCCTGGTTGTACTACAGAAGCAGAATCACAAGCAAAAGCAAATTACATCATCTCTCTTGCAGAAGCAAGAAAAGATTGCATGGCTTGTGTTGGTGCTCACAGAGAAAATCTGATTGCATCTGCTGGAGGAACTTTATTGACCGCAGAGCAGCAAACAACTAATCTGATCAACTACTTCGGTCCTCTGTCATCCTCGTCTTACGCAACATTTGATTCTGGATATAAGTACACCTTTGACAGATTCAATAACAAGTTCGTATACATTCCAACCAATGCTGATGTTGGCGGAATGATGGCAAGAACTGCACTTCTTGCATATCCTTGGTTCTCACCTGCTGGTCAGCAGCGTGGTGTATTGAACAATGCAGTCAAACTTGCATACAATCCAAGCAAGTCGCAAAGAGATCGTCTCTATCCTAAGAGAATTAACTCCTTCATCACCACACCTGGTGCTGGAACATTCCTCTTCGGTGATAAGACTGCTCTTGGTTATCAGTCCG